TCTGGTTTCGAGTGTGTGGACTGCGCTGGCTCTCGAATTGCGCGTAACAGGCGGGGCGGCTGCAACCGCGATAAATTTCAATCAGCTTATGATGGTCGGGTGCGGAAGCTAAGCCCGTGCTTTCTACTCTAAGTAGCAGGGGATAAAGAATGGCGACTTTCACACCGACTACGAATCCAATGGTAATCACGACGGCGGCGACCGTCGTTTCCTCTCGTCCATTTCTGGTGAGACGCATCGAATGGTTCAGCCCCGTCGCTACGACGGACTCTTGCTCAATCATGGATCTGAACTCAAACACGATCATCGAAGGCAAGTGCGAAGTTGCTGGGCAGAGTCAGATCCTCTGGCCTGGGCCCGCGAAATTGACACTCCCCGGCAAGGCTTCTGGACTCGGAACTACCGGGAATCCCGGCGGGTCGTGGCAAGTTTCGACAATCACGAGCGGCACACTTTTGATCTGGTTCTAGGGAGCTATCATGGACATCGTTCGCAAGCGCGGCATCAAGGGCAGTCAGGGAACCAACGCCTCGGAATACTCCGACATCATCGCGCGTGCGGGATCATGGCAGTATGGCAACGACGCCATGTATGCCGATGTCGAAGCGGAGAAAAAAGAGGAAGACTTGAAGTTCGGAGTTCCGAACGACTATGATGGACGCGCCGAGCAAGAGCACGATCCGGGCGACATCAAGGGGGGAAAATGAATCTCGGACAGCAACTCGCACTCACGGGGGCTCAAAATGGCGGGTGAATTCAAGAGTCACGACGAACTCGTGAAGGACAACCCCAACGGCCTCGAAACTCTAAAGACGCCTCATAACTTTTCCTCGAATCCCGGCTTCATGTCCACAGCGGGAATGCTTGGGGCTTCGACTCCAGCGGGCGGCGGGGTAATTTCCGGCTCGTCCGCAAGGGGGTCGGTTCGGCCAGTCGCCAACCCGATCCAGCAAAGCTTCGTCGGTGGCAGGGGAGGGTTCAGTCCGATCGGCGGCCCAGCGCGGCGGGCAACCGGATTCAATCAGGGATGATAGGCCAGACACAGGATCATGGGGCGGCACCGACGAAAATCCACAGGGTCCAAACGAATCGACGACCTGAGCGGAGGAATTCATGGAGCATCGCGACGACGGACTACTGGTTGACTACAGCGGCACCGAACTGAAGGACACGGGACAACGGCAAGGCAGACACGCCGTGGTCCACAACGAAAAACAGGAACGAGAACTCGCCACTCTCAGTCAGGAATCACGATTGATGCGGGCCATGAACGAGATTCGCGAGTACGCGCCGAAGAACATGACAGCGGATCAGCGCGACAAGTTCTCCATCCTGTGCGATAACATCTTCAAGAAATACGGCATCACACCCGAGCTATATCGAGAGCAGTTCGGACATCTCGGAACGACCGACCAGTTGCACAAGTGAACCGTATGAGCAGGAAGCAGCGCGAAGAAAAAGAAATCGAGCTTCTCAAGGACATCGACCGCACCGAACATGGGATTCTCGATCAACTCAAACCCCGTCTTAGTTTTGTAAAAATCGCATTCCAAAGAGGAGCATGTATGGCAGAAGGTCCGGTAACACTCAGCGTAGGCCAAAAGACGGTAGCATCGATTGATGCTTTCGATCAGAATGGCGCTCCATTCACAGGCACCATCCCAACCCCAGTCTGGACAATCGACAATGCCACATTCGATTCGATCGTTCAGGACCCGACCACCGCGAACAATGAAGACGTGACTTCGCTTGCTCCGGGCGTTGCGAATCTCACCCTGACCGTCGGCTCTCTGACCGATACCGAAACCATTACCAACGTCGCTCAAGCCCCGGTTCTTTCGAGCGTCAAGATCAACTTCTCAACTCCTCAGTAACAACACGGGCCGTCGTGCTTGGCGGCCCTTCTCCTTTTCCCGTGCTGTCTACTTATTTTTATGAAAGCCCACACGCCCCACGAGCAGCCAGTCAAGACAGGTAAGTTCGGAGCCAAGCTGGATGCAATGGACATGCAGAACAATCCCTTCCGGGCCGCGTATCACAACGGGCACGATCTCAGCGAGTCGTACAAAATGCCCGCGCCGAACGCATCCGGAACGAACCACTCCTTCATGCGTCCGGAGCACGCAAGCGGCGGCGGCTCGAATTCGCAAAAACTTCAGGCGAAGCAAGTCAAGCCGGCTGGCCCGATCCAGACCGGCAAAAATACTTTCTAAGGAGCACAGCACATGGCGAAACTCATCGAACCCGGTAATGCAATGCCTCTCGGTCGCAGCCCCTCTCCGAACTCCACGACATCGCGAGAGAATGAGATCATCGAGAAAACCAAAGCACTCGCCTTCGATATGGGTCCGGTGATCTCGCACGAAAACTTCGAGCACAAGGGCGATCGTCCAGCGGGCTTCCAGAATTCCGTTGCAGACATGGAAATGCTCTGCGGCAAAGAATTGCAAGAGTCGTACCGCGCTGGCTTCTCCGAGTCGGCGAAGTACAACCAAAAAGTTTCTGACCGTTAGGGGTTAGGAAGAACGTCCTGGCTGGGGCGGCTTTTGATCGGAGCCGCCCCGATTTTTTATGAGCGTTGAATCAGTTCTCGGGGATAGCAAAGTAGCGCAGACGATGCGCGAGTATAAGCATGGAAGCCTCCGAAGCGGTTCCAAAAAAGGCCCCAAGGTCAAGAGCAAAAAGCAAGCCATCGCCATTGCCCTCAGTCAGTCCCGAAGAGCAAAAACCTCTTGAACTCGAAGTTCTCCCGCAAGATCGTCCACTAACCGAAGTTCAAGCTTCCGCTGCCGAACGTGGGCAACGCGATCTGTTTTTCTTCTGTCACGACATTCTCGGTTACAAGGACATGCTGCCGCGCGTTCACCAGCAAGTCTGCGATATCTACGGGCCGAGTGATCCGAAGAAGCCCTTCGCAGAGCAGGACGCCATCAAGAATTACTTGATCCTCGATCCCCGCGGCGAATTCAAAACGTCCATCTCCATCGGAAAGTCTTTGCAGAACTGGGTGAACTTTCCGAACCTGACCACGCTCCGCATGTCGGGCATCGAAACGCTGGTCAAGCGGACCATCCAAGAAATTAAAAATCAGTTGCTCTCAAATTCGATTCTGCGCGAACTCTATCCAGACTCAGTTCCGTGGAGTGAGAAGAAGGGCGAAGCAGGATTGCCGCCGTCAGATTTCGGAACAGCCTACGGACTCGTGCATCCCAAGCGCACGATCGTTCGCCGCGAACCGACAGTCACGATCTCCACGCTCGAATCAGTCAAGGCTGGATCACACTATGAATGGGTATGCGGCGATGACCTGGTTCACGAAAAGAATTATCAGACCCGCGATCTGTTGCAAAAAACTCACGACGACTGGAATCTCGCACACAACCTTCTGAACCCCGGTGGCGTCCGCGAACTGGCTGGCACGCGTTACGATTGGTCCGATCTCTACGGCACCACGATGGAGCAGAACCTTCACGGACACTGGCGCATCCACTCTCGTCCGATCTGGACAGGAGACATGGGATACGCGGCAGCGAACGGCTTCTGTATGGATCGGACCTACGTTCATCCACTGACCGGAGAAGTGCTCGTCTTGCTGCATCCCGAGCGCTGGTCGTTCGAAAAGCTGCTGGAAATTCAGAACGAAAACCCGTACCTCTTCAACTGCCAGCGATTGAACAACCCCATCCCGTCAAGCTCTGACAACTTCCCGATGGCCGATCTGATCCGGCACACCGTCAAGCGCGACAAGTATCCTGACACAGGAATGCTGAATATCTTCATGGTGTGGGAATTCAACCTCGCCGATCCAGAAGCAGAGCCAGCCGTGGGCATCGTGGGTGGGTGGGACGGGACGGGCAGACTGTTCATCATCGACATGGTAGTAGGGCGGTTCAAGCCTTCGCAGTTGATCGATCTGATTATCTCGTTCTGGCAGAAGTGGCCCGTGTCGCGTGTCGGTTTCGAAGATTCCAAAAAGCAGAGGATGCTGGAGCCGGGGCTGATGTCGCGGCTGCGTGTGCTGAAGCTCTCATTCGCTATCGACTGGATTAAATTCGGCGGGAACAATCAAACCGACGATGACCGAATCAATCATGTGCTGGCTCTGGAGCCGCTGCTTCGAGAGAACATGATGTGGTTTCACTCTGAATTGCCGGGGCTGACGAACCTCTATTTGCAATTCTCGCGCTTCCCAAAGTTCAAGATGCGCGGCATCCCGTTCGCGATCTCGCGGCTGATGTACTACCGGACGCTGAGCAGTTCGATTTCCAACATGGCGGTCTACGGTTCAGAACTTTACTCGCCTGCTCTTTCGTGGAATACCGAGGACATGGAGTTGGGAGCGGGACTCACAGGCTAACTGCCGTGCTTTCTACTGATTTATAAGCTATGGCTCTCATCGAAAGCTCAATCAGTTTCTCGAAGGAATTCAAGGCGGCCGATTTTCCGCTGCCGCCCCAGCTTCCTGAAAATGAGTCTGCCAAAGAACTTGTCCTGAAGGATCTCAACCGAGCCGAGTACTACCTCCTAGCGAAGGGTATGAGCGTCGAATGGGACGCCGATGACCGTTTGTATCTCTTTCGCGTTCCGCAAGGCTTCTGGGAAGGCTCCAGCGTCCCACGGGCCTCTCTAGGCGTGCCCCTGATCTACGAACATATCGAAAGCCTCATGCCTCAGGTAATGAGCGCTTTGTTCGCGGACCAGCCGCCATTCGAGATTATCTCGCGTCCGCAAACAAAGCAGGACGTTGCGCGTGCGTGCAAGGAACTCATCGCCTACCAGCTCGACAAGATGGGATTCCGTGAGGAGTTGCGGAAGTGCATCAAGGAACTCATGGTGTACGGAACCTGCTACATGCGCCTCGGCTGGCGCCGATATAAGAAGCCAATCCGCAAGCGTGTGCGCCGGGGAACGCCGACCGTCCAACTCGTGAATGGGCTGCCCGTCAAGAGCTATGCCAAGGGCGATGGCAAGTGGGTAATGAAAACCGAGATGGTGGAAGTGAATGAGCCGTTCTGCGAAAACGTTCACGTCCGCTATATGATCCCCGATCCGAAGCTCCGCTGCCCCGATGTGCGCAAGGGCCAATTCCTCATCCATCGCGAGTACATGGGAGTCGAGGCGCTGATCAAGAATTTCCGTAATGTGCCGGGGAATCTCCTGCCTGATGACGACGTTCTAAAGTCCTTATTTGAGCAGCCGAAGGAATCGCCAGAGCGGTCAATGCTTGAGGGCCGATCCACGACGAGCGTGATGAACACGGGCATCTCTTCGCTCGACCTGAACATGGAATTCAAGGCGATGCCACGCTATCAGGAATCGACGGCTGACCCGAACAAAATGGAGTTGGAAGTTGTCGAGTACTGGAATGACACAAGCCATTATGTGCTTCTGAACCGAAAGCTGGTGATCATCAATGAGCAGAACTCATTCAACGAAATCTGCTACCGTTCATGCTGTTTCACGGATGTCTTGGACTCGTTCTTTGGCATTGGACTCGCCCGACTCCTCAAAGGTGAACAGCGACTCCAGCAAGGCATCATCAACGGCCGTTTGGACGATCTATCGCTCCGGCTCTCCGGTTCCTTCATCCGAGTACGAGGTTCGAACACTCCCGCCCAACAGTTAAGACTCCGACCGGGCGGCATCATGGACACAGACAACGCGGACGGAATCAAGATGATCGAATACCCGCCCGCGCTGATGGATGCGTTCACCGAAGTAGAAGCGTCGGACTCCCGCGCTCAGCGGCGAAGCGGAGCGAACGAACTCATCACACAGGGCGGGCAGCAAGGGCCATCGTCGATCACGCGCACGGCGACGGGGATGAATGCTCTCTCGGCTGGCGTCGGCGCTCGCTTGGGATACCTGATCGACTTCATTTCCGATCTGATCTTCGTTCCGACTTTGGAATTTATTCAGGAGTGCAACTCGAAATGGTTGGACGAGGAAACGATCACCTCCATCCTCACCGACGAACTCGCGCATGATTACGATGGCGACATGCTGGATGTGGTCAACGCGAAGCTGAAGTTCCGAATGCTGGCCTCCGCGAAAGCGAAAGCGCGTCAGGCTCTCGCTCAGAATTTGCAGCCGATGATGCAGACATTCATGCAGCAGCCCGTGATCGACGCACTTCAGATGCAGAAGAAGACTTTCGACTTTGTTGAATACGCGCAGGCAGTGTGCGATATTTCTGAAATCGCCGGAACTCAGAAGTGGGTCCGCGATATGACACCGGATGAACTGAACGCCATGAAGCAGAAGAACGAATTCTCGCAGCAGATCGCAACCAAGGCCATCGAGAACCAGCACGCCATCCAGCAGATTCAGGCCACGGGCGACGCTCAGGCCAAGATGAAGAGCACCGCGATTATCTTGCAGGGCATCGTGGACGAGATGTTGCAGGGAGCAGATCCAATCACGGGAGAAGCAGCAGAAGAGCAGTTGCAACCCGAAGGAGCCAGCAGTGGCAGTCAAAGCTGAAGACATCGAACTTTCGCAACGGGAACTTGAGTACCTCAAAAAGATTCACAACGCGAGAGCCTTGCAGGAACTCACGCAGCATCCCGGCTGGGACATCTTCACCGGGATCGTAGCCGACATGGTAGCGCGGCTGGAAAATCAGCATCTCGACTGTGCGGACGGCGTGAACCGGGATGGATACTGGGCGTCGGGCGTGCGCTTGGCTGGCGTCCGACGATTCGCCAAAATTCTCACGGAGCAGATCGCGAAGGAAACTGATCTCCTGAAGCATCCACTCCGACCACCACAACCCCCAGACCCCGCCGACTACGATGGCGACCAGAACGGCCCCAGCGCCGAAGGAGATGTGTAAATGGAAATCAATAAGGGCATCCAGCCATTCGATGAAGGAACGGATTTCAGCCGAGGGAATAAAGATCGTCAGCGGCTGGGCTCGACCCCAAACGCACAGCAATTCCACATGGGCGACGAGTACGACGCGCCGCCGCCACCGGAGACACCGCCCGTGCCTCCAGTGGTTCTTCCCGTCGATCCCCCAGCGCCGAAGTTTACGCACAAGCTGGCGAACGGAACTGTGCTCGAAGCCGCGACAATCGAAGAGCTAGCGACGAAGATTGAGAAGTCGCTCGTCCAAGCTCCTCCGGCTCCAGCCGAGTACGAAGACAAGCCGCTCTACACTCCAATGGAGTTCAAGCCGAAAGAATTGACCTTGGTGGAGCAGGCCGAAATTCTGAACCTGTGGAAAGAGAATCCCCAGAAGGCCCTCGCCAAACTTCAAGAGGCACAGTTCGGAGCGCCGCTGGATGTTGTGCTCGGGAACCTCTCGCGAGCGGAGCAGAGAGAACTGAATCGCCGTCAAGAGGAAGCAGGCGTGGAATTCATTCTCGAATGCGATACGTACAACGCCACCCGGGGCAACGCGAAGAAACTCACAGACCTCTTGCACTCAAAGAACAAGCCCATCACGAAGCACAATCTGGTTCTGGCGTTCCAGCAATTGTCGGCAACAGACCAGACGCTCATCCGAAAAGCGGAAGAGACGCCAGTGCCGCCCGATCCCAGTCTCAGCGAAGTTCCGCCGCCTCCGACCGTCGTCCCGTCGAATCAGGGCAGACCTGAACCAGCCGCGCCGCTATCGGTCGATGCCGCGAAATTTGCCGCTCTTCCACTAGACAAGCAAAAGCAATACTTCGCTGACCTGAGAAGGGGAAGGTGATTTTCCCGTGCCGTCTACTTATTTCTTAGGAACCGATATCAATCGCGTCAGAGGGTAGCCATATCGCATATCAACCCGCTTCAGTTCTCACATCGACCGCTGGACTCTCTCACCTGAGTTCCATCTACTATGACCGTGTTGGTGTGGAGAACCTGAAAGCCAACCTCCCGTTCGTCGCGACCACATCCCGCCGAAAGATGCCAGACCGCAACGGCCGTACCATCCAGCTCTACAGTTACGATCTGCTGGGCGCTGCGACCACGCCGGGAACAGAAGGAACCGTGGGCAATGGCGAAAACCCCACGACCTCCATCCGCAACGTGACGGTGCAGCAGTACTTCAACTTCGCATCGTTCTCCGACATTCTGGTGGAGACAGCCATTGATCCCATCGTTGAGAACACCGCCGCCGAAATGGGATACCAGGCAGCGCTCACCGCGAACACACTGGCCCGCGTCGAATACGAAGCTGAAGCTCTTGCCGTTTCCGCGATTGTCGTTTCCTGTACCGACAACGAATTCATGTCCGCATCGCTCGTGCGTCAGGCTGCAATGTCTCTCCGCAACCAAGACGTGCGTCCGCAGTCCGACGGCATGTTTGTCGGCGTCATCTCGCCGGCGCCAGCGTTCGATCTCCTGAACGACAACACTGCCGGCGGCGTGATCGACATCCTGAAGTATCATCGTGAGGGCGCCGAAGAGCTGATGCGCGGCGTGCAAGCCTACCGCGTGATCGACATTGCTGGCGTCCGGTTCATCGAAACCACGACTGCTTCCACGTTTACCAATTTCCCGTCGTCCGGTAAAACGGGCTACGGAACCTACGTCATTGGACAGGACGCCGTGTTCAGCGTTTCGCTGGGCGCGACGGAAATTCCCGAACAGCGCAATTTCCAAATCACAGTCAGAAATTGGGAGCCTTCGGTTGCTGATCCTGCCCGTGTCGTAGGGGCCTCGGCTGCGTACAATTTCAAGTACGCTGCCTTGCGTGTCCCGCAGAACCCATCACTCAACCCGCGTTTCCGGCAAATCAAGAATGAGGCAAGTATCGCCTAAGATGT